TGTTTTTCTGCCCTTTTGACAAAGGGTAGTAGACATGCTGGCTGTGGCGTTTTGGGATACTTCTTTCAGTAGACTTCTCGCTCGCCTCATACTACCAACGGTCCTATACGCAGTAATGCGTGTAGGATCAAAGGTAGAACGAGGGGAGTTGGCGTTACGATCAGAGCTTACGGCTCACGTATATACGTAGCGGTATCCTGGTTTGGTGGAGAACCTATAATAGAAAAGTTACCCTGTATAACTACAGGGCCTCTTCCATATACATTATCCACTACTATCGGGATGTCGGTTACGGGTACGTGGTCCGCAGTTGTATAATACAGTAGGTTCAGGAATGTCATGCGCCTTTTAACAGGCGTCATGCCATTCGGGATCGACGGTAATGTACCTCTGAACGGATTCAGTGATTTATTCATTGTTTTTGTTCATTGTTGATCATGGCGTTTCTCACGGATCGCGGTGTATTGCATGCTCTAGGAGTGAATCCAATTATGGACCACAATAAGAGCCTAGATGAAGTTAACCTCATCGCTGCACTACTCCGCGACGTTCAACGTCGCATGGAGTTGTGTTTTGACACACGTGCTTGCAAGCTTACCTGTTTACAGGTGAGCAAGCGAACACGCGCTGAAGGTTTAGGTTTTCTCACGAAAACCTTACCACGTCTCGGCAAGGCCTTTGATAAGGCCCTTTCTATGAACGCAAGACTAAACATGAAGAAGTTGAAATTCGCAAGAATTTCTTCTACTTCAGAACTACCCAGGTTTCTGGGAGAGTTCTTTAGTCGTGTGTTCAACCCAGACGGCACGATCCTTCAGGATCCGTGTGCAGACAGTGTCGGTATCATCAGACAAGTTCTTTACTTGTTTTACAAGTATGAGTTGCCATATGAAGCCAGACAAGAACAAGAAGTCATCGACCGTTTTATTAAAACGGAAGATGAGCTCGTTGAACTCGAGCCCAGTCTGCAAGCTCTTGCTTACAGTACTACGGTTAGCTACTCTTCTCGGCGCCGACGCTATAAAGCGTCGACTCAAGTTGAAGTAGCGCGCGAGGCGAGAATACTCTTAAACCAAGTATTTTCGTCGTTCGATCCTACTAACATAAGTCCACGACACGGCCCCGGAGCCGTTGCAACTAAGCAACGACTTTGGGAGAAGTTTCAGTGGACAAACATTAGTGGACGTATCACAGAGAAGTACCCTTTAGATGCATATTTCTATGCATCTTTAGGCCATTTCTGCGATGAACTGAAGGGCGTAAATTCCCTTACAGAACACGAATCCCCAGCACGAGTTGTACTCGTACCGAAGGATTCCCGCGGCCCAAGACTGATCTCGTGTGAACCCGTTGATTTTCAATGGATTCAGCAAGGTCTGTCTCGAGCTATTGTTCAGCATGTAGAAACTATTGAACTAACGAAGTTCAATGTTTTCTTCACAGATCAGAGACCTAACCAGATTGGTGCCCTTTACGGGTCCAGTTCGGGAAAGTACGTGACCCTCGACCTCAATGAGGCGTCGGATCGCGTTTCCTCTGCATTGGTTCGCCTATTGTTTCCGGAACACATTTTTGTGTATCTAGATGCAACAAGGAGTCTGTCTACCTGCTTACCTGACGGTAAGGAATTACCACTCAAGAAGTTTGCTC